TATCGCCTCGGATACAGATTCGATATATTTACGTCTTGGTGAACTTGTTGATAAGGCATATTCGCAGGACAAAACGCCTGCAGGAGTTATCTCCTTCATGGACAAGGTCTGTGAAGATAAGATACAGCCGTATATCAACGAGAGTTATCAGGAACTTGCTACATATGTTCATGCATACTCGCAAAAAATGAGAATGAAGCGTGAAGCCTTGGCTGACAAAGGAATATGGACTGCCAAGAAACGCTATATTATGCATGTATATAATAATGAGGGTGTTGCCTACAATGAACCTGACATGAAAGTTATGGGTCTTGAAATGGTAAAATCTTCCACACCATCTGCCATTAGAGCTAAAATGTCTTTGGTGATTAAAATGATGATTACACAAAACGAACAAGATGTGCAAAAATTTATTGCAGATTTTCGTGAAGAATTTAAATCATTACCACCAGAAGAAATATCTTTTCCAAGAGGTGTTAATGGCATTAAAGAATATCAAGATTCGGTTACACTATATAAAAAAGGTACACCAATACATGTCAAAGGTGCAATCATCTACAATCACCTGTTAAAAGAAAAAGGTTTAACTAAAAAGTATCCTTTAATACAAGATGGTGAGAAACTAAAGTTTGCATATTTAAAATCACCTAATACTGTAAGAGATACTGTTATTTCTTATCCAGTTAGGTTACCAAAAGAATTTGACATACATCAATATATCGACTATGATTTGCAATTTGAAAAATCATTTATTGATCCAATTAAAGTGATTCTTGATTGTATTGGATGGAAAGTAGAAAAACAAAGTAGTCTGGAGGACTTCTTCTCGTGATACAAGTGTATTTAACTTTTCTAACCGCAATTGCTTTATCGGCAATTGCAGGTTTCTATTCAATTATTGGTTTGGCACAAATATTTCCTGGTTCTTTTTGGCCTATTGTTCTTATGGGAACTATTCTTGAGATAGCCAAATTAGTCACCATCTCTTGGTTATATAATAATTGGAAAACTGCTGGTACATTACTAAAAACTTATTTTTCAATTGCAATATTTGTACTGATGATGATTACATCAATGGGTATTTTTGGTTATCTTTCAAAAGCTCATTTAGAATCTAATATTGTTTTGGGTGCCAATACAGTACAACTAAGAACATTAGAAACACAAGAGAAAATCGCCAAAGATAGATTAGAATATCTTTTAAAACAGGCTAGTGATCCAGAAAAAACTTCTTCTAGAGTTGATCGTGATATTCGTAATGCTCAAGCAGAGTTAAAAAAATTAACAGAACAAAAGTTGCCACTATTATCTGAAGAAAATAAATTGGCGGCAGAAATTGGTCCAATTAAATATATTGCTGAATTATTTTATGATAAAAATGATCCCTCTTTTATAGATAAAGCAGTAAGAGCAGTAATTATTATCATCATTATTGTATTTGATCCACTTGCCGTGTTGTTATTAATTGCGGCACAAAAAACATATAAAATCACTACAAGAAATACTACCAAATCTACCAAAAAAAGTAAAAAGAAACAGGTAGATCATGTAATAGAGCTTGACGAAGATGAAGAACTTGTGATACAATATGAAGAAGAAAAGAACGAAGTAATACCCAAATCGAAGATTACCAAACTTGACGGAGGTTCATTTTAAAATGAGTATATTAGATAAATTAAAAAAGAATTCAACTATTAAAGAAAGTGCTGTTCTTGAAAAGTCCAAATTCTTTACTGAAAAAGACATGATTCAAACAGAGGTGCCCATGATTAATGTGGCACTATCAGGTCGCCTTGATGGCGGTCTTGTACCAGGCCTTACAATGTTGGCAGGTCCATCAAAACATTTCAAGACAGCATTTGCTTTATTAATGGCATCAGCCTTTCTTAAAAAGTATAAAGATGCTGTTGTATTGTTTTATGATTCAGAGTTTGGTACTCCACAAAAGTATTTTGAAACATTTGACATTGATACTTCCCGTGTACTGCACACTCCAATTACCGATGTTGAAGAACTCAAATTAGATATTATGAAGCAACTATCGGAATTAGATAAGAATGATCGTGTCATTATTGTTATTGATTCTATTGGTAACTTGGCATCAAAGAAAGAAGTTGATGATGCTCTTGATGGTAAAACAGTTGCAGATATGTCCCGTGCAAAACAAATGAAATCATTATTTCGTATGGTGACGCCACACTTAACAATCAAAGATATTCCATTGGTTGTGGTGAATCATACTTACAAAGAAATTGGCATGTTCCCTAAAGATATTGTTGGTGGTGGTACAGGTTCTTACTACTCATCTGACACTATTTGGATCCTTGGTCGTCAACAAGATAAAACTGGTACTGAACTTTCAGGTTATAACTTTATCATTAATGTTGAGAAATCTCGTTATGTTCGTGAAAAGTCCAAAATTCCAGTCACAGTATCTTTTGATGGTGGTATTAATTTGTATTCTGGTTTACTTGATGTTGCCTTAGAAGGCAATTTTGTAACTAAGCCTTCAGCAGGCTGGTATGCAAAGGTCGATCAAAAAACTGGTGAAGTTAGTGATAAGAAGTTCCGTGAAGCTGACACGAACACTAAAGAATTTTGGAAAGATTTATTAAATGATAAACAGTTTAAAGAGTTCGTTTCAAAGAAATATTCAATATCCTTTGGAAGCATTATGGGAAACAATATTTCCACCGAAGAAGAAATTACCGAAATATAGATTTCAACAATCACCGCATGACGATGCCACTTGGATTGAAATTACATCAGGTAAATATACTGGTGTAGTTTTATCCTATGGCATGGTTAAGTTTACCATGGAATTCAATATTCCCAAATTAAATTTCAGTTACAATATACTTTATTCTGGTGAACATGATAAAGACCTATTGCAAAATGATCATGAATTTGTTACAATAATGGGAGATATACTCTCAGAGATTATTATAGAAAATGAACCGACTAGAACAAACAATATTGAAGAACCTGATTTACAATGAAGATTATTCCCGTAAAGTTTTGCCGTTCATTAAATCAGATTATTTTACCGACTTAACAGAAAAGACTGTTTTTAATGAAGTTACCGAGTTCATTAACAAATATAAAAATCTACCTACACACAAAAACAATGGCTGATTGAACAAACTGAAAAATTTTGTCAAGATAAAGCAATCTATAATGCCATCATGGAATCAGTTTCGATTCTAGATGATAAACAACACAAAAAATCTAAAGGTGAAATTCCTGGTTTATTGAGTGATGCTCTTGGAGTTTCATTTGATTCTTCAGTTGGTCACGACTATATTCAGGATTCAAATGATCGATATGATTTCTATCATAAGACCGAAGCACGAATTAAATTCGATTTGGACATGTTTAATAAGATCACCAAAGGTGGTCTACCAATAAAGACACTCAATATTGCTTTGGCTGGTACAGGCGTTGGTAAGTCTTTATTCATGTGCCATGTGGCGGCTTCTTGTCTTTCTCAAGGTCATAATGTATTGTATATCACCTTAGAAATGGCAGAAGAAAAGATTGCAGAACGAATTGATGCCAATTTATTGAACATCGATATGCAAGAACTTCATACTATAAGTAAAAATGACTATGATAGAAAGTTTGATGTTCTACGCAACAAGACACATGGTAAATTGATTATCAAAGAATATCCTACTGCGGCTGCATCCACATTGCATTTTAAATCGTTGTTGAATGAATTGCACTTAAAGAAAAACTTTAAACCACATATTATCTTTGTTGACTATTTGAATATTTGTTCGTCATCTAGGATTAAACCTGGTGCAAGTGTAAACTCCTATTCTTATATTAAGGCTATTGCAGAAGAATTGAGAGGCCTTGCTGTCGAGTTTGCGGTGCCTGTGGTTTCTGCAACACAAACTACAAGAAGTGGTTTTACAAATACAGATCCAGGTCTAGAAGATACATCAGAATCTTTTGGTTTACCTGCAACTGCCGATTTTATGTTTGCTTTGATTTCTACTGAAGAACTAGAACAACTAAATCAAATCATGGTCAAACAATTAAAAAATCGTTTTGGTGACCCTAATCACTATAAACGCTTTGTTGTTGGTATTGATAGAAGTAAAATGAGATTATATGATGCAGAACCTACTGCACAACAAGGTATTGCAGATTCAGGACAAGATGATGAACCGATCAATACTTTTGGTAATCGTGAACGTAAGTTTAATTCCAAATTTGAAGGAATAAAAGTATGAAAGTAATTACACTAGAAACTAAAGATGAAAAAATTAAAAAACAAGATCGTAATGATTTTTTGGAAATAATTGACACCTTTAGGGAACGATTTGTCAATGGTGAATTGGATGAATTTGTTATTTCATGTTTAGATGCAGAAGGTGAAGCTGAAATCTATGTTGCCAGTCAAGACCTTGTTGGTGCTGTTGGCATGTTTGAATTAGGTAAAGAAGCTTTACTATCACAATACAGATGAATAAAGAACAAGCTATACATTGCTCAAAGGTTTTTTCGGACTATTTTGATAAGTTTGAGAGAATTGATGACTACATGCGTGATGAAAAATTAAATTCATTATCAACCAGACCAGCGGCTTTATTTGGCATGGGACCTGAAGAAGATTTATTTTCAGATTTTACAATGTCACCTAATGATATGGATTTTGAAATACTAGAATTACCGGCCGACAGATGGTCTGGTTATTTGGATATTATTTCATCACATAACAATCTATCCTCACCCGGTCGTAATCTTAGATTGGCCGTATTAGAAAAGAAAACTCAGAAATGGGTTGGATTCATTCGCATTGGTTCACCAACTATTATGATGAAACCTAGAAATGAATTACTTGGTCAAGTGATTACCAATCTACCCGAAACAACCAAGTCATTTAATAAATCTACGGCAATGGGTTTTGTGATTGTACCTGCACAACCATTTGGGTTTAATTATCTTGGTGGTAAATTGTTGGCCGCTATCTGTTGTTCGCATGAAGTTCGTGAAATGTTAAACAAAAAATATGACATGAATACTTGTCTATTTGAAACCACCAGTTTGTATGGTACTTCTAAAACAGTATCGCAATATGATGGTATGAAACCTTATTTGCGTTTTCAAGGATTAACAGAGTCTAATTTTTTACCTATGATGAATGGTCAACCCTATGAAGATATTAAAAACTTTGTAGAAGAAATAGAAGGCGGTCCAATTGTGCCAGAAAATGCATCAAGTCGCAAATTAAAAATTATTAATACAATCATCGGAATGACTAAATCCGCATTGAAAAATGATAAAGAAGAATATGATAGGTTCATGTTAAGTATTGATAAAGCCAAAGGTCTTACTCAGAGAAAACGATACTATTATTCGGACTATGGTTTTAGTAATATGAAAGATGTGGTTCTTGGTAAAACAGATAAACTTATCAAAAACAAAGAAAATTACGATAAACATCATTTAGAAAATATTGTCAAGTGGTGGAGAAACAAAGCCTGTAGTAGGTTTACAACACTTCAGACAGAAAATCGTATTAGGACTGAACAAGAAGTGTGGACTGGCGACAAACCTATTGACATTATCCGTTAAATGTAATAGGATAAATACTCCTACTAAACAAACGGAGTATTAAATGGCAGACGGACAATCAGGAGCAGGTGCAGAGATTACAGCGTTAGCTGAAAGCCTTCAAGCCTACGCTTGTGCCACAAGACAGTACCTTGGAAAAGACCTTACTGATGTATCACAAATAACAGAAAAGACTATTCGTGATGCTGACTGTGATAGGTCTTTATCTAAATGTTTAAAATCCTTGGATGGTAACTGGATGACTAGTGTAGTTAAAACCGCTAATCAAATATTTTCTGATGTTCCGGGTGCAAGAGTTGGTAACAGATATAAATTTTATCGTGGTGGTAAATTTGTAAATTCAATATATGATGAATGGCGTAGATTTAAAAAAGGCAGCGGCATCACAGGAGATGATAAGTGGAATCCTGCGGATATATGGATGGTCAAAAAAGATTTTAAATTTAAAGATGGTTGGCCAACTCTAAGGGATTACAATCGTTATATTTTTGATTCATTTGCCAATAAAAATTTAATTGGCATTTCATTAAAAAAATTAGATCCAAAAAGTTCAGCACATTCCAAAATATTTAATAACGGCAAGCCTTTAGTTGCAACTTTTACAGGTGTGAAACTTGGAATTAATATGTTAGATTCTAAAGACATTTATATAAAGTTCAAGTCTGAAGGAAAAGATGGAGAAATACAATTAAGAAATTTTTCAAGTCGTCCTCAACCATCATCATGGCAAGGTGAGATTAAAGGTAAGACGGCAGCTGGCGGTAAAATTGGTGGCGGTGTAATTATGGAAGGTGCGAAAGATACAGGAATTCAAAGTAGTAAATTGTCACAACCAAATCAAACACCCATCGATAGGCCAACTGAAACACAATTTAAAGAATTTGCCACAATGTTTAAAGA